AAATTAAAGGGAAAAGAAATAGAGCGTACAAATACTACATTTAATTTAACTAAATCTATATATAATCCTATTACTGGTATTGTTCCATCACAAATACAATCAAATAATGATCTAATACTACAAAAAGATTGTTCATACTCAACCCATGATATTAAAAAATTAATTATAAATAAAGAAAAAGAACGTAATAACCAAGATATAAATTTTAAACCAGTTAAAACAAAAGTAATTAATAATAATCCAAATTCAACAAATTCAACAAACTCTACAAATTTAACAAATTCAACAAACAGAACTAATTATATTCAAACATATGAAGAATTAAAAAAAGGATCAACAAATGCTAAATCAGACCATTCTAAAAATATTAATCAAAATAAAGAAAAATATAATAATATACTTGGTGGATTAAAAGATTTGGGAATTATTAAATAATTAATATTATTATATTATATTAGTTTAATTATAAAAAAAAAAATTCTTTATAAAATTAAATGGACAATATAAATATTGATACTGACAATATTGATAAATACTATTCAACAGTAGATAAAAATGTCATTAATAATTTATGTATAGATAATAATATTAAAAATTTAATTCACTTGTCTGCAAAAACAGATATAAATCCTTTTAATAAATGTAAAAAAAAATGGAATCTCAAAAGTAAGAATAAATTATTAAAAGAATGTGAAAATATAAAAAAAAAAGAATTTAAAGAAATTTATTCTCGTTTAAATAATTTATCCAAATTAGGAAATAATAATATAGATGATCTTAAAAATATTTATAAAAAATCTGAAAATAAATTGGATACTTTACATAAATTAATTAATTGTATAAATAATATTAATTTATCATCACAAGATTCAACTATTAATATAGTTGAAAATATATTAGAACATAAAAAATCTAATATATCTAAGCAATTGCAAGAACAGCAACAAGAACAGCCACAAGAACAGTTACGAGAACTACAAGAACATCTACATGAACAGCGAGAACTACAAGAACAATTACGAGAACTGCAAAAACAAGAACAATTACGAGAACTGCAAAAACAAGAACAATTACGAGAACTGCAAAAACAAGAACAATTACGAGAACTGCAAAAACAAGAACAATTACGAGAACTGCAAAAACAAGAACAGCAACCAAAAATAAATAAGCAAATATCTAAAAATACAAGAAAAATAAAAACTACATATATAGTCGATCATGATAAAAAATCTAAATCTAATATTGTTAGCTTTGATATTGTTGATGTAATTAATAAACCAATTAAAAAGGATGATAAAATAATTAAATTATCATTTGTAAATAATTTACATATACAAAGTGAAAATTCTGATAATTATTTAGAATGTTTTAGTAATTATTAATAAATAATATATTATTTATTAATAATCAATTATTATATTTATTTATTATAAGTATTAATGAAATCTTTAATACTAGATAAATCTCTACTACCATTATATTCGATTACTTTGTTGTCTGATTTTAAAATTAATGTTGGAAATCCACTAATATTATATTTTTTCATTATTTCAGCATCATTATCAGCATCATAAGTAACAAAATTAATTTTTTTATCATTTGTTTTTTGTAATTCATTCCATGTTGATTTAAAAGAGTTACAGTGACCACACCATTCTGCTTTAAATAAATATAATGTGTTATCTTCATTTTTAACAGCACCGCCTAACAGATTATGTTTATTATTAGATTTTAAATTAAGATATTTTAATTTATATTTTAAATATTTATCTTGATAATCCATTGTATAATAAGTATTAGATAAATATTTTTTATCATATTAAATAATGAAATTTGATAATAATATATCAATAGAAGAAATATTTAATGTACAATCAAAATTTAATATACCCAAAGATAGTAATAATAAAACTATATTAATTATTATTATATTATTATTAATGTTTTTATCTAAAATATTTAATATTATATGGTATATTGGTAAAGCTATATTATATATTATTATTATATTATATTTAATTTACTTTACTAATATACATAATAAATTTACAAATATTTGCAAATGCTTCAATTTTATAAAATTTTTTAATATTAAAAATAAAAAATTAAAACAACAATCAGTAGAAACATATCAACAAGTGTCTGATAATGATCAAGTATCTGATAATGAACAAGTTATGGATAATGATCAAGTATCAGAAAATGATCAACAAGTGTCGGATAATATAATCAAAACTATAGAAATAGTTTCTAATATAATTAATGATCCAAGTATTATTAATAGTGCAAATGTTAAAAATTTTGCAAATATAAAAAGAACATCTAATAAAAATACTTTTTTTTAATGTACTATTCAATTAATTTACTATTCAACCAATTTAATATTTTAATATAAACATAATATGGTGTTAAATCATCATTTGTATTTGGTATTAAAATACAATGTTCTGATTCTGGTAATATTATTAATTCTTTATCAGAAAATTTAATTTTTTCAAATGTTGTTTTAACACTATCAAATGGTATAAGTTTATCATTTAATCCATAAAATATTAATATAGGTATTTCAATATCTGCTACATTGTTTGGAATCCATAAACTTATATTATATATTTCTCGAATAGTACATAACATATACGGTGGTTTATATGTATGATTACATAATTTTTTGTTATTCATGTATTCTAAATTAATAGAAGAATCAGAATTAGTATTTGAATTATTAATATTTACTTTTAATTTAGGTATAATATAACTAATAATAGTTAATATATTTATTAAAATTTTTGGCGGTTTTAATCGTTCATCAAGCCCGCATAACGGACATAATAAAATAATACCACTTGGTGATTGTATACTTTTATTATGCATACTATCAATTATATGTTTTAAAACAACAGCACAACCCATTGATTCTGCTAATAAAAAAAAATTAATATCTGTATATATTGTTTTTATATATTTAATAACAGATACTAAATCACTAACTAAATCATTAAAATCATTTATATGACATCTTTCACCGTCACTTTTTCCATGACCATAAAATTCAAATGCAAATGATTTATAATTCATTTCAGAAAAAAATGAATCTCGATCTGAAAATTCATCTAAACTATCATATACATGTTGAAAATGTGACCCTATTCCGTGTATATGTATAATTATTCCTTTAATATTATCAATATGTTTTCCTTCAATTATATTTATTTTACCATATTTAGATTGAATAAGTTTATTAGATATCATAAATTATAAATTATATATTATATAGAATTTTTTATTTTAGATAATTTTAAATATTTGTGTTTATATTTAATATATTTTTGTTTATAATCATTTGTATAATCATTTGTATAATCATTTGTATAATATTTGGTTTTATTTATAACTATTTCAGAATAAAAATCATTGTCACAATCATTATAAATATGATTATCATTAACTAATATATTAACAGCATAATCTGCCCAACCAGTTAATGATGCTAACTGTTTTACAGCATCATCGAAAAGTTTACGATCATCTTCTGTTTTTAATTTTACAATTAAACATTTGGGTTTAACATCATAACCTACATATTTTAATGCATTCCAAATTAAAGGTGCCACATATTTGATTGACTTACAGATAAACCTTCCGGATTTATCATTGATGTACTTTATGCAATTTCAAATGCTTGACTAGTATTACAGCGGGGACTATTTTAAATGACACGATTTAAAATTATTACTTGTAATGTTGGTTTAATATGACATTTTCCATCATCAATATTATTTAATACATTTTTTGAAAATAATATATCTTTTTGAAATTTTAAACTCATATATATAAATTATTAATTCTTAAATAATTATTGTTTAATAACTGGTCAATCAATAATTAAAATAACTTATCTTTTAGTACAACTTTTATAAATATAATTATAATGAAAATTAAAATATTTTTTATTTTGTATATTATAATATACAATTAATGTATTTTTATTATAATGTAAATCATAATTATCTATAAATGATGATATATGTAATAACCCATTATATAAACCTAAATAGCCATTATCATATAAATTATGACAATATCTACACATAAATTCTACATTATTATTATCATTAATTTCATTAGAATTTAATAAACATCTTGGTTTTAGATGTGCTGTTTCTAACAAACATAAAGGGAGATGTTTATTGCACATAATACATTTATGTTGTTTATTATTTATTAGATATGTTCTCAATTTTTGTTGTTCTAATCGTATTTCTTTTAATACGTATATTTTTTGCTTTTTAGTATATTTTCTAAAAAATCTAATTATGATTCTTGAATTATAATATATATGGTCATTTAATATTACGTTTCCTTCATTTGTTAGTTCATACATTTTATTGATTAATAAAAGTATTTTGTCTTTTACTAGTTCAGATAATTTTATTTTAATATTAGTTAATTCAATTGATTTATCATAACGTAATTTAATATATTCGTAAATATTATATATACTATTTTTATTTTGTAAAATAAATGAATTAATAATATAACTTTTCATATTATTAATATAATGTTAATAATGTTTAAATAAATTATAAAGCAACCATTATATTATAACCTCTTTTGCCTGGTTTATTATTAATATTAACACCTTTACTTTTAAGTTCTTTATAATTAAATTTTCTAAGTTCTTCTTTTAATTTTTTTTGTGTTATTAAACATTCTTTTTTATTTAGTTTACACCATGTTTCATATATTAAATATATCTCTTTAATACCAAAACGTAAATTTGGTTTATCTGTTATTTTACAGCACTTATTTATAAATAATTTTACGTCTTCATTTATTAGTGAAATTTTTGACGGTATTACATGATCTATTTCAGGTGAAATATTTGACGGTTTTTCACATGGACAAGTTATATTTAAGGAAATAATATTTGGATTATCACTATTAAATAAATATAACCATCCATCGGGTGTTTTCCAATAATATTTTCTTGGCAAACATTCGTTTTCAATGATTTCATCATTATCAGTATTTTGTTGTTTATATTCTTCTTTGATAACTGAATATTTTATAATTTCATTATCAGTTATAAATATATTATCATTTTTGAATGGATTATTTGAACCAATATTTTTATTAATAATATTATAATTGTTTGTATAAAATGTAATAAAACAATCTCCTTTTTTACATTCAAATTCTGGTATATCATTAGTAATTATTAATAAATTATAATCATTTAAATATTTACAATTTTTGTCAGGATTTTTTGGTTTATTCTCTTGTATATGTTCTTTAATGTTTAAAATCTCATATTTTTCATTATTTTCACCAATCATTCTTTTATTAACTAAATTTTTTTTATTAAATCCAGTCGGTAAATATTTTGTAATTTGTGATAAGAATAATAGTTTATTTTTTTTCTTCAATTTTTTTTTATTTAATTCATCAACATTTGGTAAATTAATTTTTAAAGGAACACCTGCAATTTTAATTTTATTAAAATTACATTCATCTTTTTTCATTTCCTTTATTTCATTAACACATAAATAATCAGGTAAGTTTTTTTCTTTACACCATTTTGCAATTTCATCATTATTCATATCATCTACAAGAATTAATTTATATCCATTATTTTTTTTATCAAAATGTTTTTGAATATGTATGTTTCTTCGTTTTTTACAAACATCGATATATTGCATATATTTTTCAAATTTAAATTCACCATTATCTATTATGCTTTCAATTAAATCCTTAATATTTTCCCAAGATTCACAATCCATTATAAACTTTTCAATCTCTTTAATAAATTTTACGTAAAAGTTTTGTATAATATCTTGTAATTTTATAGTAGTCCATAAAGTAAGTTTCATGTTACCATTTTTTAGTTCATTATCATTATATTTTCCTTGTAATCTTAACCTTTGTGAAATATCGGTACAGTTAAATGATGCATGAGATACAAAATATTGGTCTGTCAAATGAAACGAATATTTGTCATAGTCATCACTCGTGAATGAATATCCTCGTTCACCATATTTTCCTGTTATTGTAATTGTTGTTTTATTTTTAATATGAATTTCACTTTTTTCAAATAATATTCTTAATAATTTATAAATAAATTTTATATTTAAAATTTTAGTATTAATATTGAAATAGCAATAATTATTAGGTAATTTTTCAGATTTTTCTGTATCTATAGATGATCCATATACACCACCATTTTGCCATAATCTTTGACTCGTTGATGATTCTTTAGAATCCCATTGAGACCAACATTTTATTTCTTTTTCATAAACTTTAGATAAATATAATCTTAAGCAATTTCCGTGATATATAACAATAAATAAATCTGGAAAATCATTTAATATTTTAAACACTAAACTAAATTGATTAATTCTTATTTTTTCTTCTGATATTAATAATGAATTATATTTTACATTTTCTCGTTTTATAATGTTTTCTATAATTTTTTTAATATTTATATTATAATCCTCAACAATATCATATTTTTGTTTTACATTATCATTTTTTTGTTTTACATTATCATTTTTTTGTTTTACATTATCATCAGTCGGTTTCCACCATGAATTAATGACTGGTTTTGTAATTAATGTTCCATATTTATACTTATTTTGTTTTTCTTCTGCTGTTAATTCATAATCATTTTTTTCTTCTTCAGTGTTAAATATTATAGAATTACTAAATAATCCATAATAATTACTGGACCTTTTCATTTTATGAACTTTTGATATCTTAATTTGTATATCATGATTATGACTTAATCGTGTGGTAATATTATATAGCAAAGAATGTGCTGTACCAGTGATATGTAAAACATATTTTACTTTTTTATATATTTTAGCAAGTAATATCTCACACATTGTAGTGTCTTTTATATCATTATTATTGCTTCTATCATTAGAAGATGTAGGTGACATTAAATCACTTTCATCAACTAATACAGACATATTAACTAATTCTTTGTTATAAGATATATATTCACTAAATTTTTTATTTATTTTTTCTAATTGTGCGTGGTTCATTAAACAACAAAATATATCATTAGAATTTATTGCTTCTTTATTACTGAGTTTATTAATTATATCATTACTATTAATGTCTTTTAATTCAGGTAATTTATAATCTTTCCAATAATCCACATTTTTTTCTTCAAAATGTTCTTGTAATTCATTATTAAATTCTTCAAATAAATTTTTTATAAATTGAATATTAAAATTATAATTTTCAGTCCCTACAATATCATCTTGTAATTGTTTTTGGTCTATTGATAGATTTCTAAATATATATAACACAGGACGTTTCAGAATATAAACTGATATCCACATTATTATACATGCTTGAACACGTTTTCCAAGTTGAATATCACCCCATAATAATTCAATTATTGATTTTTCATTTTCATTTAAACTAAGGGCATCTAGTAATTCAGATTCAAATGAAGGAGAATTAATATTTGTTGGAATAAATTTTAACTTTAATGGTGGTTCACCCCAATTATGTCTTTCTAAACTTTCGTTATTAATATATCTACATTTGTTTAACATATAGTTTATTATTTTTTCAAGTGGTTTTCTAAAAGTTTTATTTCTTTTTTTATAAAATGTTTCAATTTTATTTTGTAATGAAGTCATTATTTGTAGTTTATAGTGTTAAAGGCATATTTGTTTAAATCATTTTATAAATATATATATTATTAAATAATATGCCTTTTAAATATTTGCCTTATATAAATGAATTATACTTTTTTATAACATAACCAATATGCATTGGATAAATAATTTTTAACTTCATCCATTGTTACAATTTCTGATATATAAGAATCATTAAAAAGATACCATTTATTATTATGTTTACCAACATAAATATAATGTCCACCACGATGACTACCTGAATGTATAACTGCACCTTGAAGTGAATTTCCATGACGCCATTCAATATCAATATTTATAAGTTGTGAATTTTTTGTTCCATCATGGCTGTAACGTTTAAGCCATATAAATAAATATGGTGGCCATTCTTTAATTTCACTTCTTTTTGAAGCAACTCTTTTATCATTACATGATTCGCAAAAATATTTATTATCTGTTTCAAGTTTGTCGGAACGTTTAAATTTTCTATAAGCATCATCTAAGCTTTTACATTCTGAATCAATATCAAGTAATAATATATTATTATATTCTTGTTTATTATATATTTTTAAACAAGTTTTTAGTTTGCATTTTATACGAGAATTTAATTGAATACCAAATATAGGTTCAATACCTTTAGATTTTGGTTCATTTTTTTTAATTTCTTCATCAATTATATTTAATAAATATATAATAAATTCTGTTGAATCTTGTTGATTATAACCACAAAATATTTCTTGTTTTTGTTCAACAATCTGTTTAATATGTATAGGGGATATAGATTGAGAAGTTAAAAAATAATATTCATTAATAAAATCACCAATAATTTTTAATATTGGTGATTGTATAGAATAATTTAAAATTAGATTACATAATAATTTATTTTGAATTATCATTTGCAATCCAGCATTTAAGTAACATGTATTACCTATATTATCAAAACCTTTCATTATAGTATATATTAAATTAATTTAATATATTAAACTATCAATATTTTTTAGTAAAATTATTTTTTTGATTGTAATTTTCAACTGCACATTTAATTGCATAGTCTGTCAACATTAAACAATGAAGTTTTTCTGGCATCATTAAGTGTCTATCTATTTCAGTATTTTTAATTAGTATTGCATTGTTGATATGCATTCCATGTAATATTTCTGTTGTGTAAGATGCAGATACAGTTACACAACTACATACGCCATTGCAACCAAAAGTCTTAAAAATAGCATTTTCTATAATTCCACACGAATTTACTTTAATTTGCAGTTTTATTACATCACTGCATAATAGTGAACCAACAAAACCAGTTCCAACATTTATATCTTTTTTATCTAAACTATCAACATTTATATTTCGTTTATCTAAACTATCAACATTTATATTTCGTTTATCTAAACTATCAACATTTATATTTCGTTTATCTAAACTATCAAC